TCCAGCTCTACCTCCTGCTCCTGAGGCTCCAGTTCCAGCTCCTGCTCCTGAGGCTCCAGCTCTACCTCCTGCTCCTGAGGCTCCAGCTCCAGCTCCTGAGGCTCCAGCTCCAGCTCCAGTTCCAGCTCCTGCTCCTGAGGCTCCAGTTCCAGCTCCAGTTCCAGCTCCTGCTCCAGTTCCAGCTCCTGCTCCTGCTCCAGCTCCAGCTCCAGCTCCAGCTCAAGCTCCTGCAGCCTCTCCAGAATTAGCTCCAGAAAATACCAAAGCTGCAGCAAATGCTCAAGCTGCCGCCCAAGCTGCAGCAAATGCTCAAGCTGCAGCAAATGCTCAAGCTGCAGCAAATGCCCAGGCTGCAGCAAATGCCCAGGCTGCAGCAAATGCCCAGGCTGCAGCAAATGCCCAAGCTGCAGCAAATGCCCAAGCTGCCCAAGCTGCCCAAGCTGCCCAAGCTGTCCAAGCTGCCCAAGCTGCCCAAGCTGCCCAAGCTGCAGCAAATGCCCAAGCTGCACAAAGGAGGACTAAGGCAGAAGCAGAACTAGCAGCCTTAAGACAAGCAGAAGCAGTAGCAAAGGCTGCCAGAGAAAAGGCCTTCTTAGAAGAAGCAGCTGCAAAGAAAGCAGCTCGAAATGGGCAGCGCCGAGAAGAAGTTGCAGCAGAAGCGGCACGCGTAGAAGCAATCCGAGCAGCTCGAGCTGCTGAAGCAGAAGTAGCAAGGGCAAAGGTAGCTCCAGCTCTTCCTCGAGCAGCTCCAGCTCTTCCTCAAGCAGTTCCAGTTCAAGCTCAAGCACCATCCGAGTATACTTATAGAAATGCAGTAGCAGGTATAACACCTGGTGGAATAACTCCAAACGATGCACGTGCTCGCACTCCAGCTCCAGCTTCAGCAGCTCGATCAGTAGCAACCCCACTAGCTTCTCTAACAACACGCTCAATGGGCCCTGAAGAGAGAGCCAGGCGTGGATATACGGAAGCTGAGAATCCTAGGGAACAACGAGCTAATGTTGTGCACTTACAAAGAATGAAAAATGCACAAAAAAAGCCAAAACCAGTAAAATTAGGTGGCGCAAGATTAAAAGACGTATCCTTCGGTCCAAAGGATCTCATCCAATTATTCGCCAAACAACGTTCCTGGGAAAGGGTGAATTCTGCATATAATGACCTTGAACCAGAAATTAAGAAACTCTTTCCAGCCCCTTCTTCACCTCCCCTATATACTATTCTAGAACCATTTCATAGATACATTAGTGAATATGCAGACCCCACCTTACTAGAAGAAGCCGATGAACATGCTAAACTAATGAGTCCTAAGGAAATTAACGAGGTCTTTTTTTCCAACGGAAACGCCTTAAAACGTTTACTACCCTTCTACACTCTTGCCCTACCAAGAGTTACTACTAAATGGATGCCTAATATTATTCGCGCACACCTAATGAGAATTTTATAGTAATATAGTAAGAATGCCATCGTATTTTGATATAGTCTGTGGCCTACCAGGAAATACTAGAGCCACCGTTTCTCCAGCTATAGAACCATATCGCTATTACAAATGTGAAAAACACACTTGTAATAAGGTTAAGAATCCAGATAAGAATACAATTAATATTCCAACATATGTTCCAGAGCAGATGGATATCTTATTAATAAAATATACATTGAAAACTTTTTTACCAGTTACTATTAGTTAAATGTCATCCGGCTATCTATCTCTTGGTCTCAAGGCAAAATATTCACTGTATAGCGCACTAGTATTTTTCTTAATTGCATGCCCTGAAACTTTCAAGCTGACCCAATCGCTCTTTGGATCCTTCTTTACCATTGCGAATGGTGGATGCCCTACGCCTCTGGGATTCTTTTTCCACACGGTTGTCTTCTTTTTTGTATTATTAGGACTTATGTTGTTTCCGCGTGACTCTTAGCTACAAGCTTTAGCTACAAGCTTCAGCTACAAGCTTCAGCTACATTCAGCAAGGCCTCCACATCCTTAGTTAATTCCGTATTAGACCAATGAATCCCATGATTCTTTCGTCGAATAAGAATCGCCTCAGCAGCATTGAATGCCCTCGTATCATCCCAACCCATTGCTTGGCCATTTGCACAGTAGCCAAGCAGAATCTGTAAATCCTGCTGTGACCACCTTGGATCTAGTGGTCGTTGTGCAATCGTATACAGAACATCGGATCGAATTCCCGTGACCCAGTTCATCTAAACTATCTAGGTATTTTATGTTTAGATCTAGTAGAAATGACGAATATGCGCCTTGCCCTTATTGTCGGCATTGTTGTAGCGTTAATAGCATATATTTCAGTCCTTGTCTCACAAGGTGGGCTTAGAATGGATGGATTTGCCGACGTAGGCCAGAAGACAAATGTCTTTACCATGTATTATATGAATGGATGCCCCCATTGTGAATCTATTCTTCCTGCTTATAAGACCTTTGCAGCTTCTGGCCAGTTTCAATTAAATGGAAAGAAGACGCAGATTCGCATGTTAGAGCAGGGCGATCCCGCCGCTGCCCCCGAGCTAGAGGCTCGTAATGTGAAGGGGTTCCCGACCTTTATCCTAGCAACTGCAGATGGAAACTTCACTGAATATCAGGGTGATCGCTCTGTTGACGCAATAAAGCAATTTATTGGAGAGAATACCGTCTAATACGCATTGGTTTGGTAGTTTTGTGTGTAAACCACGATACTCCAGCATGATATCCACATTTTATTAATTCAACACGTCGTTCCCGGCTAACTTCAAAATCCCATGATGCAGTATTGTGTAACGGGATTCGTATGATTTTTGATTCTAACTTTTTTAATATATTCTCGTGACGCGAATGTATTAAACATGAAAATATAGCTGACATGAAATTCATTATATCAACTGGATTTTTCTTTTCACCTCTAGAACTTACAAATCCAATGCCTATACAATAGGCATGTTCATTCTCTGATAGAAGATGTAAGGGTAAATTACCCTGGATACCCCCGTCACTAAGCATATGTCCAGTAATAGGATGTAGAACTGGTGTGAAATAAAGAGGTAGAGACATTGATGCACGAAGAGCATCGAGAATCTTGACATTAGGTGTTTCTTTAAGAGAAAATTCACACGTCGTATATTCTTTCAGATCAGTTGCCCAGCAACGGAATCCAATATTCGATAGTTTAAGCTCATTGAATTCGGCAAAGGTGATGAACGGGTCTATTTTCAGAACAACTCTAAATAGCGATTCTAGAAATTTTACTAGACTGGAACCATCATCTAGACCAAAGATTTCTGGGAATCCTATGAAGGTCTCTGGTTTTAAATTACGTATAATACCAAAATCGAGTCCTGAAATGAGTTCTTCCATTACTTGTATGGACAAGCCTGCAGAAAGCATGAAGGCGAGCCATGCACCAGCACTTACTCCCGAAATTTCTTTTATATTTTTCAGCTGACCTTTCTCTTCTAGAGCCTTAAGAGTCCCTACAATAGAAATGACTTTTATTCCGCCGCCACTTAGAACAATATATCTAGGTGGTATCATTTACTTTTATACGTCTATATATTTTTAAGTGTTAGGCAATTTAATCGTAGAAATCATTCTAGTAAAGAAATTTCAATAGATAGAAATGGCAGGAGTTCCCCAACTGCCTGCTAATACCTTATTTGATGTGAGGTTAAAAAAAGACCAAGCCCGGCAACGTGCGTATAACCAAATTCTTGAGCAAGCACTACAGAAGGTCGCTCATTCTGCCACAGCCCCTAATCAACCTACCTTTGTCTACTTCAATGTTCCGCCATTTGTTCTTGGATTACCTGGACTCGACTTGAAAGATTGCATTGTATATGTTGTTTACCAGCTACGCACACAGGGATATGAAGTAAGATATACTTACCCAAATCTACTCTGGATTTCTTGGGCTCATCATGAACGCCAGTATTTAATGGAGAAGAATCCAATTGTGCAATCTATGATGCCACCGAAGATGGCTGGGCCTGAGAGGCGGCGTGGAGCATCTCAGATTTCTTTACAGCAGGCTGCGACATCTACACCAAATGCTGGACCTGCTCTGAGAGCAGCTGATTATACACCACCGGCAGGATTTGTAGAAACTATGGAACGTCCATCGCCTTATGCGAGGCCAAAGCAGAGCGTGAGGTTTTCTGATGCAAAGGATTCGTTAGGAAATGTTCTAGATGAATTATGGAAGATATAAGTAGTATGTGGAATCCCTTATATTCTTTGATTGGAATTATAGTTTTAGTCTTAGCGTATAAGGTTTATTTTTCAATTGATGGATTTAATTCTAATATGGGTAGAACTGGATTAGGACCAGTGGTGCCAGGACCAGTGGTGCCAGGACCAGTGGCCCCAGGAATGCCAGGGCCAACAAGCTCGGCAACGGCAGGATCAACCGGCTCAACCGGCTCAACAGGCTCAACTATACCCGCAATGCCAGCAACGCCAGCAACGCTCGCAACGCCCGCAGGACCTCTAATGCCAGGCATGCCAGGTTCAGGATTATCTACACTGCCAGGAATGACAGGAATGGCTTCAGGCACTGCAATGCCAGGTTCAAGAGTAAATAGCTCTCCACAAATGACTCAATCTAGCCAAGCGAACCTAGGTACTAGCGTTCAGAATAATACACTCCAAAATAGAAGATTTGATACACCATCTACATCAAGCTATACTTCATCTGAAACAAGCGGTTATAACTCACCATCTAATCTTTATAAATCATGCACTCAAGATGCCGATGATAGCTGTGAGGGATTTGCTGCAAGGCTATGAAGAAGTCCATAGAGTCTAGCAGCGACTGCCTTACCCACCTTACGTTTACCAGTTGAATCGGATATTGCCGCAATATCAGCTTCTCCTAGACTCATTAGACCTTCTAGGGTCTTAGCTTTCTCAAGTATTAGGCGACCAAGAGCTTCACTGACTCCTCTGCACTGTGTTAGGACACCGAGCAGGAAGGAATCTGGTGAGTCTCTAGAATTTGACTTAGTATAAGAAGCTGCAACTGGGGTTGTAGAATTTCCAGCACTTGATTGCCACGAGAAATGCCCCTTATCCTTGACCCATTCTGCTTCAATAAGAGTTGCTAGAGCCATCGTGGTTTCCAGGGACTTTGTCTGAAACACAGGAATGCGATGGTGGAATTGGATTCTTGCGATTATTTTTAGCACAGAATCACCTGTGAAGCGCCGACCCTGGAATCCTGCAGTCTCTCCTTCTATTACGTAGCCAATGGCAACCTTGTGTTCATTTGCATACGCCAAAAGCCGTCCTCGCTGTTCTTCATAGCGACCGTCTATGATGCTTGCTTCTAGATCCGAAAGACTCTTGCGCTCTAAGATAACGCCGCCTTCAAGCAGTAAAGTGCCACTCATGTCACCGATCCATATATCGCCGACAGGAGGAGTTATAAGTCTTAAGGTTTGTCCCAGGGGTAAATTCTGCAGACCTCTTTCACGGTAGTCTAACCAAATTGGCATGGAATATACAATTGTTATATGTTTATGTGTCTTTATTGCCCACCTGATTTACCAATCCAGTCTGTCCTAGGATTTGTAGGGGCAAACATCCGCTCTAGGCCAGGAGTCCAACGCATATAGTCGGTGCGCGATGAGCGTGTGCTGGTGGTAGGTTCATAAAAGGGGTCGCGGCCGGCTGCGACTTCAACTGCGGTTGGCGGAACTTCAATCGTTGCTTCTCCTGGACCAGGGCGATCGCCATAGGTCGCAGGAGCATCTGGAAGATCATCCTCGTATTCTATCTTATCCTTTAGACTTCTTGTATTTACCACTTCAAACACATTATCCTCATGTTTATTTACAGTGGGCACAAGGCCCTTGGGCTTATAGATCTGTTCTAAGAGTTTCTGTGCATCATATACATCATAGGACTTCATATCTCCTGTTTTTCTTGGCTGATAGGTTGCCAGTATCTCCCTCTCTTGTCGTTCAATGGCTGCTGTGTCGGGGGGTGTTAAATTGTCAGCCCCAATATCCTTGTATGGTGTATTTAAATCGTCGGCAGAGGAGTCTGAAGAAAATCCCTCGATATACTTTGCCTGCTCTGACTGAAATTTACTGGAATTCGGAGGATAATTTGTCCAATCAAGAGGATACTGACGGGTTAGTCTATTAATTTGTTGTTTCTTGAGTTCCCTGTCTCCCTCATTTTCAAAGACTGCCTCTAATTCATATTGATCCAGGCTATTTATGGGATCCGTCGTATAAGGGAACATTGTTTTTTTCGAAGTGTCTAGAACCACATTTGATTCATTAAGGGGTTCATATCCTTGAATATTACTAGTGCTACCCTTGAGAAATGCAGAGGCAATTACTAGTAATAAGAGCACAAGTCCAATTACAGAGACTACCTTTATATTTACCCATTTTGGAAGGCCTTCCATTACTATCTTCAGCCTATAAAACTTTATAGAGTATAAATAGATGGCAACTAGAAACCGAAGAGTAACGAGAAAACGTGGAAGTGGAAAAGTATTAAATGTCCGGTCTCCTGCAGCCGTAAACGTTTTTGAGAAACTTCTAAGCAAGGGTCCATTAACACTTGTATTTATAAAAAAAGAAACATGCGGCCCTTGCCATAATTTTAATGATGAGGTCTGGCAGCCACTCACTAAACTGAAGAATAAGTCTGTAAATCTGGCAACCGTTGATTCTGAAGTATTCAGAAATACCAGTCTGGCTAATACGCCCCCTAAGTTCTATCCTACTCTCATGCTTGTTGGAAAGGATAAGAAGCCGGCAACCTTTGAGGATGAGGAAGGCATGCCCACAAATGCGATGCCTAGGAATAGCACGCTTTCTGAAGATAAGGAAGCCTTATCTAATCTTGTGCAAAATCCGACGGTAAAGCCCTCTATGGCATCTATGATGGAACCCTCTATGGCATCTATGATGGAACCCCCTATGGAACCCTCTATGGGACCCTCTATGGGTCCCTCTATGGGCCCTGGCATGGCACCATCCGCTATGAACATGTCAGCACGTGGTAACAGCCCGCCAAGGGCAAATGTGACCGAGAGAAGCCTAGCAAAGTCTCCCTATGAATCATTAAATGGTATGCCTACAATGAATACTTCTGAAATACAGCCTAGAACGGTTAATACTCTATCCATGAATTCCTCTAAAACCCAGGGTTCCATGGGTTCCAGAAAAATCCCCACCTCATTACCACCACGCATTACTGATGATCTAGTATCTTCTCAGACCAAATCACCAACTCCCACTGCAGCACTTGTGCCAGAGCCAATCAAGGGTGGATCAATGCTAAACGCAATTCGCCAGCACACTGCATCTATTAGGTCAATGTTGAGCTTACGATCTCCTTCTAGTAAGAAGACTAGACGCAAGTGACCGGGCTAAAAATTGCTTCATTTCCTTTTACATATAACAGCACACGAATGTCTGTAACCTTTCATATCCTAGATGCCCTCTCACGTGACCAATTTAGTGAAGTCACGCGAGAGACTGCGGATGAGCAAGAAATTCAGTATAGCTGGGATGATACTGCTGATCCAGATATGTCCTATGGCAAGGCTGACTCAAGCAAGAGAAAGTGCATGATGACAATTCATCTCTTTGGAATGACAGCCAGCGGTGAGAGCCTCCGTTGTGACGTCGAAGGCTTCCGGCCATTCCTCTATGTCAAGGTTCCACATTCTCTTGATATCATGCAATTCCGCAGCCAACTTGGTCAACAAGCCCCTGCATCCATGTCAGTTGAGCGTATAAAGCGCAAGGAGCTCTATGGATTCACTGCCGATGAAGAGTTCACCTTCTTCAAGCTTTCCGTCGCAAACATGAAGGATTTCCGTGCTGTTAAGAATCTCTTGCTCAATGATCATCAGGAACCCATCTTTAGCTTAAGCAAGAAGTCTGCACCACTCCCTGTTTACGAGTCGGGGCTTGACCCCCTCTTACGATTCTTTCATCTCAGGGATGTTGCGCCCTGCGGCTGGGTCACCATTGATCCTGAGGATGATACTCATGATGAGGAAACTGGTATCCGAGTGATTACATGTCAATGGGATGTAGTGAATCCTGAGCCAAAGCCGCCGAAGCCCGCAGCACCATTCAAGACTCTCTTTTGGGATTTGGAGTGCTATTCTAAATCGGGGGACTTTCCTGTGGCTAAGCCTGACAGAGGCAGTGGCGATCCCATTATCCAGATTGGCTGCGTGCTCAAGGATTCGGATGGGTCTATTCAGAAGACTATCTTTGTCCTCAATACCTGCGACGATATCGAGGGTGCAGAAGTGAAGCATTATTCTACCGAGCAGGAAATGCTTTTAGCATGGTTCGACTGGCTGATTGAGACAAATCCAGATGTATGGGTTGGCTATAATATCTTTGGTTTTGATGAGCGTTACCTGTGGCAGCGTGCCGAGGTTCTTAGACTAACCGATAACACGGATCTGCAAAAGATGAGTAGGCTCTTTGGGCACGGGGGGCGTGTCAATCTTCAGGAGAAGCGTCTGGCTTCCTCAGCCATGGGTGACAACTTCCTCCATACCCTCTCTCTCCAGGGCCGCCTGCAGATTGACTTGTTCCATGTGGTAAAGCGTGGTTATCAGCTACCTTCTTACAAACTGGATGAGGTGACCAAATACTTTATGTCTGGGAAGCTCAAGACGGTGACACACAAGGATGATGGTTCGTGGCACATTAAGACCAGTGGCACAGGTAATGCACGGGTTGGTCGTGCAATCGTGCTTCTGGATGAGACAGGCGACGAGCTGACCGACAAGCTGCCCATCGTCGACGTGGGCGAGGGGTTTATCAGGGTGCAGCCAGCTGGCGCTGATGCTGAGCTTGATACCGACATGGCGGTCAAGTGGGTTATCGTGAAGGACGACGTGAGTCCTGCAGACATTTTCAGGCTGCATAGAGGCACGTCAAAGGACAGGGCAACCATTGCGGCCTACTGTATTCAGGATTGCGATCTGACCATGGATCTCTATAACAAGCTGGAGACCTTTAACAATGCCATGTGTATGGCAAACGTTTGTTCGGTTCCTGTGACGATGATTTTCACCAGGGGTCAGGGTGTCAAGATTGAGTCACTCATCTTCAAGTTCTGTAATACGGCAAATATGACCATCATTACTCAGACATCTCCGCCCTTCAATTACGTGGCTCCTGAGGGTTCTGACCAAGAGGCTCAGGATTCCTATGAGGGTGCAATTGTTCTGGATCCTACGCCTGGATTCTACACAAAGAGTCCTATTGGAGTCTGTGACTTTGCCTCTCTGTATCCATCAACCATTGAGTCTGAGAATATCAGCTATGACTCCCTTCTCTGGTCAAAGGATTATGGGCTTGATGGCCAGGAAGTAAAGACTGTGTGTTATGGGGATATCGCCAAATACGAGAAGGCAGGGGAGGCAATGGGATGTAGATGGATTGACATTTCCTTTGATATCTGGAAGCCTGATCCTCAGGATTTCCGAAAGAATCCTAAGAAGCTT